GAAGAAGTGAAGAGCTAAATCTTTTTTACTTCTTAAATCGAAAGATTGAGTAGCTTTATATGATGATACTCCAGATCCGGAATAAAACCAGTTCCCTCCTCCTTGTGATGCATATGTTGATGAATATGAACTTGTATATAATTCTGTAGATACAGCACCATTAGAACTCCAAATTATTGAACCAGAATATAATGGTGATGACCATGAAGCCCCATCATTGGTTTCAGGGCTATCCAGGTATTCTCCAGTACCATTATTCCATTCTTGTGCTATTGGCCATACTTCTACTATATTAGTATTAGATATACCTTGAGCATTTGCTATATAAGATTTAAATGAAACATCCCAAGAATTATTATTTATTTTATTATCAATTATATCAGTAATTTCATTACTGTCAAATTGGGTTAATATTCTAGATATATCAGGTGTTCCATTAGATGAAAATATATTATATATTTCACTTATAGCATCCATACCCGTATTCATTGTGGGTGAATAAGAATATAGAGTAGTATCCTTATAAGGGAATATTTTATAAACAGCCATTTTATTATAAATATTATAAAGGAGAAACTTTACCTTTTATGTCTAAATCTGGGTATTTAAGTTCAAATATACTTGGGTCTAATGATGGATATATTACCATATTCTGTGTTGCTGCTAATATATCATATGCGTAGTTTGAGTATCCTAAATTATCTCCTACTTTATTACTTATATATACATTTTTTACTGTTTGGACACCTTTAATTTTGTCTAATAGTATAAAAATATCTCGTAACATTATAGGTTGATTTAATTGCCATTTACTTATATCAAAATATGATTTTAATGAAGAAATACAATTAATTAATACTTCATTATTATTATATTCAGGAAGAACTATTATTTCAAAATTTAACCCTATATTAATTATAAATGCATCTCTAATTTCTATACTATCCCCAATAACACTATGCTGAGACATATATGTTCTTAAATTTTGTTTTAAATTGGTTGATGCATAATCTAAATTACCTTGTGAATTTTGAGATAACACATATAAATTAAGTGTTTCAATCGTAGATACTTGGGAATCAGTTAATTTTGGTTGTTCAATTAATGCTTTAGTTATTGAACCATAATTTGAGGGCATACTTAATGCTCTAATTAAATAATCATCTGGTGTTACTGAACGTTGTTGGGATGATACCATTGCTATGGTATTTTGTCTTATTTCTTCTAATGTATCTCCTCCCTTTCCTCCAGTTGCTGCTAGTGGATTTGTTGCGGATAATGATGAAAATATATAATTGGCTGTTGTTGAATTTAAATTATTAGTATTAAATTTTGAGTTAGATGTACTCAAAATATTGATTGAATTTGCTGGTGAATTTGACGATACTCCACCACCAATCATATATCTTATAGTCAATATTGTATTTGATGGGGAAATCCCATAAGTATTGGTATATAAGAAGTTTGTTGGGGAATAAGATGTTGTCAATTTATTCTTAATAAAAGGAAGACCTATACCAACATTATTTGGATTTGGAATTATATCTTCATCATTATCAGAAGGGGAACCTACACCAAATTGGATTTGGAGATTTGATAATGATGTAAAACGAGTACAAAATCTTCTTTGGACTTTTTTTAATCTTAATAAATAAGGCACATCTAAAGTACTATTAGGATCATTTATATTAGTATTAGATATAGGATCATATACCATTTCTTGTCCTAAATGATCCACTTCATACCATACATTCCCTTCAGAATCCACAACGTCTAATATACCAATTATATTACTATCTGATATACTAATAGTATTATATGGAAGAGGTTCATTAAATGTGAATTGTTGGGTTTTAATTGTTGATGATATTGTATTTCTACTTTTTTTAAGTAAAAAATATTGAGGAACATCACCTGATATTTGGTAAACAGATACTTCAGTTGGGTCTTGTGAAGATGATACTGAGAAGTCTAATTTATCTTGGGTTATAAATGATATACCATTTGGTGAGTTTAGAGTAGTATTTTCTGATATAGTTATAGCATAATCATAGTCAGGGATTATTTCATTATTTATAGTGATTGCAGGTAATTGTTGGTAGAAATCTATATTTGCTTGAGCAGCACCTGTTGTTTTGGGTTTATATCCAAACATATACGCCAAATCAAATATATTGTTTGTCTGTTGGGCATACTGGATAAAATTTTCTTGGAATTGATTATCCAAATAAAAACTAAGTACATCTCCTACATAAGCGGCTTGTTCCATAAACATCATTCCCGGGGATGATGGGGAAAAATCATTATATGTATTTGGAAAATATGTTTGAGAGTACTCAATTAGACGTTGTCTGAATGTGGAAAAATCTCTATTAATATATTTTATGTCCCTATTTATATTAGCCATTTTATCTTAGAATTGTATTTGTATGTTATCTTTTATATTAGTATTAATAACCGAATATGTGAAATTTATAATAACATTATTTTCCTCAGTTAAAACATCTAATGATGTTATAAGAATATTATTAAAATATTGTTTAACTTGTAGTGTTATATTTTCTTTTAAACCCTCTAAGTTATCTTTTGTTATTTGTTCAAAAATAAAATCCCTCAACCCTCCACCAAATGAAGTATTCAAATATCTTTCCCCGGGATTTGTCAAGAAATAATTTATTAAATTATTTTTTATTGAATCTTTAGTTAAATAATTTGATCTAAATACTGAGGGAGCATTGAATGGGATATCCACCCCAATAGCTTTACTAGGATTTAAATCAATAGGGTATATTTGTTGAGGTGAGAATGCCATTATTTTCTAGGTAATAACCCCATTATTTGTGACATGTCTAGCTCTCCTTCAGGTAAAGTACCATTGGCTGGATCATATCCAACTCCTGGGTTGAATTTAGCTACATCCTGTGAGTTGAAACTTAATGCCGTTTCTCCTATTATATCAGCATATAACTGTCTTTTATCCATAGTAATTGCTGGTATTCCTGGTCCTATAGGAGTTTGAGGTGTTGGTGTTATATATGATTCTCTAATTACTTGTTTTGGGGATTTTACTGCTTCCAATAAGATATCCTTCAACTCTTCTTGAATTGCTTCTCTTACGGCTTCTTTGATTAGTTTTTTAAAATCTGTGGTTTTCATATGTTTATAAATATTTGATTATTCTGCTTTTAAATTATTTTGTTGTATATAAAATACAAGTTCATCTATTAATATCTGGTCTATTGAACTATAAGACCATTCTCCTTTCAACATTATTACTCCATTTTTATCTCTAGCTAGGGCCCTTCTCCGTTTTAATGGAGATTGTGTTGATTCTGTTTCAACACCCATTTCAAATCCATTTACATTAGTTACAATAGGTGATTCTTGAATTGATTGTTGTTTTGTTAATAAAATCAATTCTGTGGAAATTTGGGTTTGGGTTGAATCAGGTGAACAATGTTTAATTAAATCGTCTAATATATTTAGATATTGAATTGCTTGTGATAATGATTGTTTTAATAATATTAAAGTTGTTAATAAACCTACATTAACCCCTTCTAAACCCGTTATTATTTTATTTAATCTATCTTTTGAATCTTGGATGCCTAATATAACATTAATTGGAATTCCAACCCCAGGAGGGACAGATGAAGGTATAGGTAAATTCTTTAATACATTATATGTTATATCTAAAGCTGTTATAATACCCCCCGAAATACCGAGTGATTTTATGGTTGTATCTATTATATTATATGAATTGTTTAGTTGTTTTACTAATTTATTTTTTTGAGATATTATAATATAGATATCATCCTGTGTAGGACATATGATTTCTTTTATATTATTTATATTTAATTGATTTGAATCTATTAATTTTTGAATACCTACAACTCCGAATTTAGATATTAGAGATATAACTATAGGTAATAGGGTTGATTTGATAATATCTGTACTATCATTTAGTTTCTTTTGACCATAATATTTAAAGTCTTTTTTATCTTTAGACAATATATCTATTTGATCTTCACTTAATTGAGATGATGTTATTTTATCTAATTTTAAATTTGAATCTATTGGAGATAGTTGGATTATTCCTAATGTTGATTTAAACGAGTTATCCCCTTTATATGGAATTATATTGATGGATTTATAATTCGTTGAATCTATAAATATACTCGATGATAAATCATATATTAATGGGATTGATATAGAAAAATCCCCATTAGTATCACTAAATTCTTCATTACCATTAAAAGTAATTTTTGAACCCTTTATAGGTATATTAGTGTTAATATCTATTATTGTCCCTCCAATCTTCAGTAATCCCATATTTATATTGTTTTTACAAAATTAGATTTTATCCCATTTACATCATCATTCAATATATCTAATATTTTATTTAAATTTTTAGTAGATATTTGTGATATTGCATTTATAGTTGCATCTGGTGTAGGTACACCATTAGGATAGGCCTTTATTGTTTCTAATGTTTTGGATATATTCCTTACTTCTGTTGTTAATTGCATTATCAAAGTTACAGTATCATTTCCCTTCAATACTGGTTGTGATGCTGTCTTGGAACCTAATTTTATATCTGTACTATCTATTATAATTTGTTTGGATTCTATATTTACACTTTCTAAAGATGAAATATAGGTTGATTTAAACGCACTTAATAAGATGTCGTTACTTTTAGAATTTAATATAATTCTATCTGAATTGAATATTAGTTGGGGTTGGGTATATTGTGATGGTGTTGTAGGTGGAGTGTGGTATGATTTGAAATTTTCATTAGATAGACTAAGTGGGATTTTTTGATATGATGTGAGATAAATTGAAGACAAATCTTCTTTTATATCCTCAAGGATAGGTACCCACCCCTCATCATTTGAATTATTAGGTTGGCCATTTCTTAATATAGTAATAGGATCCCCATTTAATCCTGATGTAGACCAATTATTTTTATTTTGACTTTGGGATTTTGAAGTGCTACCAAAACGCATACTTTGTCCATGTCTACCTTCATGAAGAACATCTCCCATGAATGGCATTAATGG